TAAATTACCAGCACTCGTAGCTACCGTACTCTTAACCCACATCTCTATGTAATCATACCCACTAATATTTTTAGAGGTTATTGAATCTGTGACGAAATCGCCTGCTGAGGCTCCAACGGCAACTACCATCTTCAAGGATTGTGTTCCTTGCTTTTTATCTTTAGTGTCCAAAGACTGAGTAAAATCACCATCAGTCTTCTCATCAAACGTTGAACCACAATCATGTAGTCTGGTAAAGCTAATCTTGTTACGATACTCTATCTTGGATATTTGTGATATTCCTGACGGTATATCATATCGAGTTTGCTTACCATCTCCGTGAAGCGATATGTTTTCTATCGGATCATATACTAATCCTGTGGAATCTACGATCGCTTGATTAATAAATTCGTTTATATTTTCAGGCTTGTATGGCTGATCCCATATTTCGTAGCTATCACCGGCAGCTGTAGCAAAAGACAACTGTTGTTGCAAGGTTGCCCTGTAAGCAGATGCTGTGTAGTCGCTAATAAGTCTAAATTCTGTACTATCAGAATTACTAGCGTCTGCAACAGCAACCCACTTTCCGTTATAAGTATCGTCTCCACCAACAAATGTTAATGAGATCAATGTAGTATTTGATCCTGCATCATAAGCAGTCCCGGTGTGTACAGCTCCTAAGTTAAAGCCTACTGCCTGCCGAAGTTGTTTTAATGTTCTTCCTTGTATAGCTGGCATAGTTTATCCTTATCGTCTTGTTCGTTTCTTAGAAGATTTAACAGCTTTCAAAGCCATAAGATACTTAGGGTCTTTTAAGCGTTTCTTCTGTTCGTCTGTTAATTTTTTAGGTTCTCTACCTGCCATTCTAGTACCTCTTTCTGGCCATTTTCTTTCCAGTTTTTTTAGATGCTTTCTTAGCAGCAGCCATTCCCTTAGGAGTGTACGGATATTTCTTTTTACCTACTTTTGGCATATCATTTCCCCTTTGCTTTTTTATTATCCCCTTCTTCAAGTTCAGCAATCTTTGCTTTAAGTATTGCAACTTCTTGTTGCAGACCTAGTGATACTCTATTCAGAGCTTTGTTCTGAATTCTTAGTGCCACGTTTGGGTCTTCTTGCATAACTCCTTGAATGTCGGATGTAGTTATTTGAATGTCTATATTTTCTTGTACCATTTCCTATTCCTCCTAGAAATATAATTTTCCTGTCGTGCTTTCATTACGCTTACGCATATGCTTTCGCACTTCATTTAAAGCCTTACCAATTTCTTTTTTTTCTTGGGCAGTAGGCGGTCGTTTGCTGTACTTTTCACGCACTTGGTCTTTAAAAGACTCGGCCGCCTTCCCCATCATTTCTTCTATGTGAGCTTTGCTAGTATCACCATCAGCTAAGACAATAATCCTAGTAGCGTGCTCTTTACCAAAATCATCCTTGGCTTTCACTAAAAGTGTATGCCTAGTTATTTGGCTTCCTGTTTCCGAATTGTATCCTACAGGGGAAGAACCTAGTGGCACTGTCCCCTGTGGAGTCCATAATTCCTTTTGCATTATTATTTCCTGTTTATGATCGTATTTGTAAATCTACCAATGAATATTCAGTGGTTGCTCCTACATTGATAACACCACCAATGAGGAATTCTGCACTGGAGTCATCAGCCATAACATCACCAGAACCGTCAGTAGTAGAACCAGTCATCATGTTCTTGCCTACAACTACAGTTCCGTTGGTTAATACTGCTGCTGGGCCAGAAGTCTGGAACCAACCATAGTAACCAGATGCAAGGTCTCTGTTAGGTATACCGACAACAACACCATCAATGTCGTTTACATCAAAAATTTCAGCTGATGTATAAATGCTTTTAGCTAAACCAACCTCTGAAGAAGTGGTTAATGCTGTAGCAACAAAGTCGTTTTCAAACAAATCAATGGTTAAAGTTCCGCTACTACCTGCTGCAGAATGTCTCCATATTGGCCATACTTGACCTTCACCAGCCGCATCGTTAACAAAGATATAGCCGTCTTCATAATCTCCGACATCACCTCTGCTACCTGTGTAATATTCAGAACCAGAAATCGCTGTTGTAGCGTTGGTTACTGTGATTGCACCAATACCAGAAGCATTAGCAGAAACTGCTGCAGCTATAACTAAGTCTTTGATGTGACCTCCTGAAGTAGCTTTACCCATAGCAATTTTACCTGCTGTGATAGCTTCACCAGTAGAACCGTAAAAGAATGTTCGACCATCAGGTAGAACCATTTTTGTACCCAAGCGTCTTTTCTTAGACGATGTGGTTTCTTTCTCCATGCCATAATGGCCTGTAATTACATTTGGGAATGACATATCATCCTCCTATTATTTTGTACAGGGTCTAGCCCTGAGACCAACCGATAAAATAATTCGTTAGGCTCGGTCAATCGTTACACCTAACTATCTTCATTAAAGTGAGGCCCTGTTGTCCTCTTAATATTTTTACTTTTTTCCGTTCGAGATTCTTTACACCATCGACATTCACATGATTCAGATGGAGGCCATGCAAGTAAACCTTGCCTAGCTTTGTCTCGTATGTAAGATGGCTGCCCGGGTACTCCCGAAACAAATGTTCCTACATCACTAACAATTTCACCTTGAGGATTTCTCTGAGCTCTATGTCGATACAACGTAGTCTTTGCAGGCCACGAATCAACATAGTCCCATTTGTACCCTATGGTATCAAGTTCTGTTCGAATCTCTGTTCTTTCCTTAGTTGAAAAACTCATACTATCTCCTCACTAACTGTTTAAACAGCTTATGCTGAAGCAGGCGTACCAGCGTCAAGTGTTAATGCCACACCTTTGCTATCATCAAGTTCGAATACACCATAGTCAGCAGTAATAACTATTTCTGTTGCTCGTAGAGAAATATCTCTATCTTGCTCTTTGTTCATGTCTACAGACTTGAGAACAGCTAATGCTGACTTGTCTGCAACAACACCAACCGCATCATCACTACTATCGATAGAAATGTTGCCGTCTTCACAGATAGGTACACCGTTGATTGGGCGTAACCCACTGAAGAAGTTACCTAGTAAGTCAGCACTCCAACCTACTGGTACTGGGTATGTGGTAGAAGCTGTTACTGCTGTGTTAGCAATGTCAAATACCGCAAATGGATGTTGAACAATGTACACGTTAGAACCAAACTTCTTGCCTTTAGCATAGGCTATAGCAGAGGCTACGTTTGCCAAAGTCATACTTCGTCCTGCAGCACCAAAGTCGGTACTAAAACCAGAATAAAGAGATAGCACGTCTACGTCTTTTTTTCTAGCCATACCATCACCGAGCTGTCGGCCGATCATGCTAAAGACATTCTCTGCAGATTGGCGTACCAATTTATCTGTAAGAATGATTTTTGCACCCACTTCGGATGCGGTTAAATCGACAGTGGTCATCCCAATGTCTTCCTCGTCTACAATATCGACCCCATCTGTAAGGTCTTGCATAGACATCTGTCCTACCTTAGGAACAGTTACCTGTTTGCTTCCTTTAGGTAATGTAAATTGCTCAATCAAATTCATTGCAGGAGCATTATGCTCTTCGGTATACCGAGCTGCAGCGATTATGATATTCTGAGCGTTCTCCAAACTCCCTGTTGTTGCTGTTTGTGCCATATTATGACCCTCCTTTTCAGCATTTTAAATAAACTACCCCATTCCGTTAGCCGCTCTACGTGCTGCAGCCTGATGGGCTTCTGATCTTTCACCTGCTATATATTCCTGCAACAAACGGTTTTGATTGCTTGTAGGTTCAGACGCACCTTGGCTATTATCAAAAGCCTGTGGTGGAACCTGTCCCTGTTTTAACCGAGCAATCTCTTCTGCTTGTTGTCGAAGCTGGGCAATTCTCATTGCTTCACGCTCCATGTCTTGTGGGGAATTAAAATTGCTTAATGCCCTAAAGTCATCTAACATTTTTTTATCAGCTAGCTTATGTTTTTCTAAGAAATGCAAAGCTGCCTCTTTTCTACCTTCTACGTTACGTACTAAATTTAACGATTGATCTTGTTGATCTCGTAATTGTTTCTGTGCAGTAACGTGTTGTTTAGCTATTTCCCTAGCACTTTGAGGGTCTGACCCTTGTTGTTGTGCCCTACGCTCTATAGCCTGAGCTTGCCTATAAACCTGTTGTTCCCATTGAGCATTAACTTCTTTTTGTTTCATCTGGTGCAGCTCATCTATTTGTGCCTGTATGTTAGGACTGTCTGCTGTTTCCTGTGATGGTTGTGATATTTGCACAGGTTCTTCTAATGGCAATTGTGCTTGAGCAGGCTCAACTTGTTGCCCTTCCGTAGGAGCTACAGGTACTTCTGTTTCTTCCACAGGAGCATCTTGCGTAGGTTCCTCAGTCGGAGCCTCAGCCTGAACTTGCTGTACACTTTCTTCTGTTTGTGATTCTGTTGGCATTACCATAATAAATTCCTTTCTATATAATTCCTAAATTAAGTTTTAAACAGAGTGCTGTATGTCTGGTCATAGTCAACCTCCTGATTTAACAAGTTGTAAAAAAATTGTAATAATTCTTGTTCACTTAATGACTGCTGCCTGTTTAAACTCACTACGTAATCTACCACTCTTCCATAATTAGTCAATGGTTCTTTAGATTTAGTAGACCCTACAAGACGCAACATTGCATCTATTCTAGGATGGCTCATTCTAAATATTTTCTTTTGTTCTGTGGCAGCTTCTGAAACAACCCCTAGTATTGGATATTGCTGTTCTAATGCTTTTTTATCTTGTCCAGTCTGTTGTTTCCAGCGTGTGTACAAACCTATTAAGTTTTCTTGCGTATCTTGCGTAGCTCCTGATTGGTTTAAAATTCTATAGAAAATATTTCTTTCTACATCGTAATACCCGGCTTCTTGTATTTGTGAAGTCATTTCCATCATGGCTCTTTTTAATGGCGGAGCTTCTTTCTTGCTGTAGTTTTCTACCCGGTAAAGATACGAACCTATGTCTGAATCGCTTAGGATAGGGTATCTTTGCTTTAATTCTGCAGCCCATTCCCTAAGTTTAATTTCTCGTTTCTCCCAGTTAATATCTCCGTCTGGCATAACTATGCCGTCTTCTCCCCATAGCTTGTCGTAGTATGAGGCTTGGCTAAAATCGTAAATATCTGCATCTGCTCCAGATATTTTGCCTAATGCAGTTTCTCTGCCAAACTTAAAAAATTCATCTAGTTTAGAAAACTGCCCTGTAAGAGGATCGGTAAGACTCCTACGTCTGTTAGCAAAAGAAGCACTTATCTTCCTAGAAGTTTTGTAAAACGTAGCTATATCTTGCATATCGCCGGTTTCTACTTTTTCACCAGTCAAAGGATTTTCGTACATAGTACCTGTTTTAAAAGCATTTTCTAGCTTTGATAACTCTTCTTGCTCTTGATCCATTAAAGCATTTCTTCTTATAGTGTATTCTGAATAATCACCCTTGCTATTAAAAAGTCGTTCTTCATATTTTTTCTCTAAATCTTTCCATTCTTCTGACGAAAAGAACTCTGGGAACCTACCTTCTTCTTGCATACGCTGAATGTTTTTCTGGTAATCTTTAGAAATGTCGCTAAAATCAGGAGTTCTTTCTCCTAAAAACATAGATTTTAACCCAGCACCTATGTTTAAACTGCCATCCTTTAACAATCCTCTTCCGTGTTGTGCTAAGTAAATACCTAGTTCTTTTTCATTCATACCAAAGGCTTCTTGCAATCTAATATCACTTGGGCCTAATTCTAATATTCCGGCTTCAGCTTCATCTATTGCTTCACTTAAAGTTTCATATGTGCTTTTAACACCAAAGAACTGTCCTACAAACTGTGCACCAGCAGTACCAACTTCTTTTGCTCCTTGGATATTTCCTCCAAGAATTTCTGCAACACCATCTTTGCCTCGCCCAACAATACTTTCTCTTCCCGGGTCTGCAAACAAAACATCATCCCATGCAAACGGAATAAGGTTTTCAATCAAATACTCACCAACTTTAAGTGCTGCATCTGAATCTTCCCAGAAATTTTTTTCTACAATTTCTTTTGTTACTTCATCTTGCTTTACTACAGTACGAGTGCGTTGCCCTATCGCATCTTCTCCCGCTACAAGGTCTAATGCTTTAGTAATTAATGGCCCAGATAACACACCTCTTAGTTCTTTATACATTGTTTCAGGGCTTACCCCTTGAATTGGTGCATTACGTGCAACAAATACCGGGGTTGATATTATTCTTAATATGCTATCCCAAGGCCCAAAAAGACTGATGTCTAACTCTCCAAGATGTATACGCATAAAATTGGGATTAAAGTAATACTCTCCTGTAGCTTCGTTTTGTTTAAACGGGTTCATGTCTGTCTCTTCCCCTGTCATTGCGTTAATGCCAAGGGTTAATGTTGTTCCCATTCCTATAAAACTAGTCATCATTCTTCTAGCAATAGCCTGTTCTAAAGTAGCTTCGTCTCCTTTGGCAACACCTTGCAAAAAGTTTCCAAGCGTATCAAGCCTAGCTTTAAAGAATCTTGGAGCAAATATTAGAAATTGCCCTGCACCTCCACTAAATGCACCAAAGCCACGAGTACCACCAACACCAGTTATTTTATTATAAGCAGCAGCAATCGGAGCTGCGTTACCACTATCAATAAGCTCTGCAACCGTCATTCCTTTTTCTCGCATTGTCATCATCATTTCTTGCTGTATTAAAGAATGGCGAATGTAGTTACCATATGAAGTAAACGCTAAATCAAATTTACGTAATGCTTGTCTTAAAACTGGAAGGTTGGAAAAAGCTCCCCATCTGTCTGCTCCTGCAAACAAGTCTGGAGCTTTACCTCGAATAGCTCCTCCTGCCCTAATTATATCTTCAGTTGTTGGATAACCATGTATTCTTGCAAAAGAATCTGCTCTTACAAAATATTCCCCCATAACTTCTTCGCCTCTGGTTCTGAAAGCATCAAGCATATGTTTTACTGCAGTAATGCTATCTCCCTGAGACAATGCTGGAAAATCTGCAGGATTCATTCCCATTCTTACTATTCTTGTTTTAAAATCATTTACCATAGCAACCATTCCCTGTATGCCGGGAGCACTTAAGTCGCCTGTTGCAGAATACGTTCTGCTAATATTGTTTATTGTTTCAAATATATTTGAAGAATCACGATCTGGGTCAAGTTTGTACAAATCTTTTATTGTTTTTCCCATAGCAGACGCAAGTTCTGCGGGAAAATAATAATCGTGTATTCTAAGACCCCCTATTTTTTCCGCCCCATCAAGACCTTCCTCTAGTAAAGAACGTACGGTGTTTTTTTTCATTGCTACTAATTTTCTTATTTCTTGTACTTGTTCGTTATTAAACCCTTTCCCCTTGGCTATAACCTCTTCAATATCGTTATCAATTTCCTTTAAGCTATTTTCTAATTTAGTAATTTCAGCTTTTATAGAATCTGTAGGTTCATCTACTGCATCTAATTTAAACTTTGCTTCTAAATCAATGTTATCTATTTTAGCAACAAGATCATCAACTTCTTTTATAGCAGCTTTAGATAAAGCACTAGGCCCACCTTTGCTATAAAGTCCTTGGTCTTGCAATGCTTTTGTTATGCCAGAATATTGAACCCTAATATCGTCATAAAAGTTTCTTCCAACCAAATCATCCAATGTGCCATAACGTATATTAAACTTTGTTGCACTTCTTCTAAGAAAATCAGCCTGTCTGTTTTGTTTATAAGTTTTTCCCATAAATCTTATACGAGACTCAAGAGATATTTTAGGG